GTCAAAGTGAAGGCACCAATCTCGTTTGTTGTTATAAATGCTCGGACAAGAGCAATCACAGTCTGAGGTATTCTAACATGGCTGAGAAGCTGAAACACAATCTTGCCATTGCTACATACATTCGTAAGGCCATTCGGGCTGGTGTAGCAATGAAGGTTATCCTTGATAACATCCAGAAGTATGATGGCGCTCCTTCTAGCATGAATGGGATGTATAGCGCATATCGCAATGATATTGCAGAAGCCCGTGCAACAATCCAAGAAGAAGTTGGTTCTGTTGTTGTTGCTAAAGCCCTTGAAGGTGATATGAAAGCTGCTGAACTGTTCCTTCGTTCTAAGGCTGGCTGGAACCCGACCATTAAGGTTGAAGAAGTTGATCCCGAAGAAGTTAAAGAAGACACTGGCGCTATTGATGATCTGCTGGCACTTCTGGGTCGTAACAAAAAAGAATAAACAATGAGTAAGAATGGTCTTAAGATTCATGCCGATGATCTGAGGGCAATGGGCGAAGACCTTGAAAGTTTGTTGTTGCAACTTGGCCCTGCCAAAGCTGAAGAACTAATGTACACTTGGGAGTTTTGGGCTAGACCCCAACAGATTGCTCCCGAAGGTGATTGGAACACATGGTTTATTAATGCTGGTCGGGGTTTTGGTAAGACCCGTGCTGGTGTTGAATGGGTTCGTGGTAAAGTAAAGCAGGGTTACAAACGCATTGCTGCTATTGCTGCTACCAACTCTGACATTGAACGTGTTATGATTAATGGTGAATCAGGGTTCTTGGCTCGTTGTTGGACAGGTGACAAAGACCACAAAGGTCGTCCACTTGGTAAACCTGTCTGGTCTCCTACCAAACGTCTGTTGACTTGGGAGAATGGTGCATATGTACAATTCTTCTCTGCCGAAGAACCTGAACGTCTTCGTGGACCTCAGTTTGAAGCTGCTTGGTGTGACGAACTTGCTGCTTGGAATCGTGACCGCGACACATGGGACATGCTCCAATTTTGTCTTCGTCTTGGTAAGCACCCCCAAGTCTGTGTGACAACAACCCCTAAGCCGACTAAGTTGGTCAGGGACATTATGAAGAACCCTAAGACAACGATTACTTATGGTTCTACCTTTGATAACTCAGCAAACCTTGCTAGTACCTATCTTGAAGCTGTCAAAAGCCAATATGAAGGTACACGCCTTGGTCGTCAAGAACTCTATGCAGAGGTCTTGGATGAAGCCTCTGGCGCTCTATGGAACAGACAACTTCTTTCTCAATGTGAAGTCGAAGTTGATGACCCTGTAGAATTTGCTCAGACACTTGCTCGTGTTGTTGTTTCAGTCGATCCGGCTGTTTCATCAAATGCTGAAAGCGACTTGACAGGTATTGTTGTTGCAGGGCAGGACATCAATGGTGTCTGCTACATTCTTCAAGATGCAACTGACCGCTTCACTCCCGAAGGTTGGGCTGCGAGAGCCATCGAACTCTATCACCAATACGGGGCTGATAGAATAGTGGCAGAACGCAACCAAGGTGGTGAGATGGTGAGGTACACCTTCAAGACCGTTGACGAAACTATTCCTATTAAACTTGTCCATGCCTCCCGTGGTAAGTTTGCCCGTGCTGAACCTGTGTCGTCTCTCTATGAACGTGGCAGAGTAAAGCATGTTAGGGGTTTAGACCTTCTTGAAGATCAAATGGTCCAATGGTGTCCGTTAGGAAGTATTGGTTCTCCAGATAGATTAGACGCTATGGTTTGGGCGGTCACAGAACTTGCTCTCAAAGGTATCTCTAAACCAGAACTTAACTTGGCCTATTCTGATGCGAAAGGTCTTCTTAGCCGAATTTAGGTAGTGAAATGAAGAAACTCTCGGAAACAGCTTCCAAGATTGAACTCGGCGTATATGGTAAAAACACATACACGGGTGACATTCGTGCCGACGAGTTTCTTCAAGAACTCCGTGGCAAAAAGGCAATTCAAAAATACCGTGAAATGCGTGACAACAACGCTATCATTGGTTCTGTCATGTATGCTGTCGAACAGACACTCCGTGATGTGAAGATTAATGTTGTTCCTGCTAACGACAGTGAAGAAGCAAAGAAAGAGGCTGACTTCCTTAAATCCGTATTGGATGACATGGACCACAGCCTTGATGACCATATCTCTGAGGCTTTGTCGTATCTGACTTATGGCTTCTCTTGGTTTGAGATTGTTGCTAAACGCCGTGAAGGTGACGCACGGTCCCCCAAGAAAAACTCTAAGTACAACGATGGTCGTATTGGCATCAAGAAACTTGCTATTCGAGCGCCTTGGACAGTTAACCGTTTTGAGGTTGACCTTGAATCTGGTGAAGTCCTTGGCATGTATCAGGATGTTGTTTGGGGTAAAGCCCCTACAATGATCCCTGTAGAAAAATCTCTATACTACCGCACTACAAGCCTGAACAATGATCCCTCTGGTCGGTCGGTTCTACGAAATGCTTACACCTCTTATGTATATCTCAACAAAATTCAAGGTTATGAAGCCGTTGCTATTGAACGAGAACTTCATGGTGTCCCTGTTGGGCGTATGCCTGCTGAATATCTGAGTGGTGATGCAACAACAGACCAAGCGAACCTTCGTGGACAGTTTGAACGTATCCTTCGTGACTTGAAGAACAACGAACAAGGTTATGCTCTGCTGCCTTCTGACTTGTATGTTGATGCAGATGGAAAACCCACTAATCAACGTCTGATGGATATTGAACTCATTACTGCTAATGGTTCTCGTTCCATTCAAATTGACCCTGTTGTTAAACGCTACCAACACGATATTGCTCGTAGTTTGATGGCCGAGTTCTTGATGCTTGGTTCTTCCTCTGGCGGTTCCTATGCCCTGTCCAAAACTAAGACAGACTTGTTCCTTCGCAGTCTTGAGAGTTATATCAACGTAATTGTTGACACTCTTAACAAGCAATTGGTTGAACGTCTTTGGCAACTTAATGGTTTGTCGTTTGATACTATGCCGAAGTTGGTTGCTGGTGATGTTGCTCCCCACGATCTTCGTGAGATTGCAGCCTTCCTGCGTAACATCAATGGTGCTGGTATTGAAGTTAAGGATCAACCCGCCCTTGTTGAAGACCTCTTTAGTATTGCTGAACTCGAATTTGATCGTCCCCTCTATGAGGAACAAATCAATAAACCAAAGGAACAGGTAAATGGCAACCCTCAATGATCGTGTATTCGATAACGGCCTGACCGTTCTTGATACAGAAGCCAACAAAATCACAATCACTTCTCAAGAAGTTACGACATACACCGAGGGCAATGCTACCTATGCCCTTGGTAACTCCACTTCGATTAGTATCTCTGCCCCTGCTGATCGTACTGGTGGTGGTCGTAAGGTTACTGTCTCGGCCATTACTAATGGTTCTGTTACAGGAACAGGTACAGCCACTCACTATGCAATTCTGGATACGGTGAATAGCCGACTGCTTGCTACAGGTTCTCTGACTTCGTCTCAGGCAGTTACTTCCGGCAATACATTCACACTGTCTGCTTTCGACATTGGTATCCCTGACCCCGTTTAAGGTGAACTAAATGACTTTCCTCGCCAATAGAGCAAAGATGACTACAGCCACTACAGGCACAGGCACAATTACTCTTGGGTCTGCCTCTACAGGTTTTCAGTCCTTTGCTTCGGCGGGGGTTGTCAATAGCGAAAGGGTCCGTTACGTTATTGAAGATGGCAGTGCTTGGGAAATTGGTACAGGTGTCTACACATCTTCTGGCACTACACTTTCTCGAACACTAATCCAATCTAGCACAGGTTCGTTGCTTAATCTTTCTGGTTCTGCTGTTGTCTATATCACTGCAATTGCTGATGACTTCTCTGGTCCTGAATATTGGATGATGTTGTCATCTGATTACACTCTTACTAGTACAACTTCTACACAAAAGTTGTTCAATGCTACCACAAATGGTGCCTTGTCTCTTGATGTTGGGGTTTATGAATATAAGGCGATGCTGCGCCTGACTAACATGTCATCAACCACTGGGAACTTGCAATTCAACGTGCTTGGCGCTGGAACTGCGACAATTAACTCAAATTCGCTCAACACGACTGTTGGTGCTGACGTTGCTGGCGCAATCACGGTTCCAAGCGCACTTTCAGGCGCAGTTCTGACGGGGACAACGACATATGCCTCAGCCGTAACTGCGGGAACTGGGG